TGATTATTTACCAACTTTAAACATAATTGCTTCATCTAAAAATAGTGACCAGTCGTTCCTTGAAGATTATATTGAGACTAAAAAGAAAAATGATTCAACTACAACTCTAATAATAGATGAGCCACAGTGGGTAGTAGATGATAGAAAAATCACTGGTAAATGGTTCTACGTAGCAGTAGGTAATAAATTCTTGGCTAATGAACTTATACCCATGGATTCACCCGAAAGCTTAGTAGAAGAATATAAGGCTAAAGGCTATACTATACTGCCTGTTCCATCAGGTTATTATGAATCATTCCAGGATAATATAGATTTAGCCTTAACTGATATAGCTGGTATAGCTACTGCTTCATCTTTAAAATATATTTCAGGTATTAGATGGAATGAAATAAAATCAGAAAAGTTCTCTAACCCATTTAGTCAAGAAATAATAGAAGTGGGTAATGCCAAAGATGATACAGCTCAGTATTATGACTTCTTTGATTTAACTAAAATACCAAAAGGCTATATAAGAAAGCCTATGTATATCCATTTGGATATGTCAAAGTCTGGAGATAAGACTGGTATAGCCGGAGTTTGGGTATTGGGTAAAAGTCCTACTGTTGAAGGTGAAAGTGCTTCTAAAGAACTATTTTATCAGCTGGCTTTCCATGTAGCAGTTAAAGCTCCAAAAGGTTACGAGATCTCGTTTGATAAACATAGAACCTTTATTAGATGGCTTAAAAAGCAAGGATTCAATATAAAGGGTATTTCATATGATACTTTCCAATCTGCTCAGCTGGCACAGCAATTAGAAGCTGACGGATTTGAGACCAAGACAATCTCAGTTGATAGACTTGATAATGAAACTAAAACACAATTACAATATGCATATTTCAAGTCAACTATTTATGATAGAAGATTTATTGTATATTCTAAATGTGATTTACTAACTGAAGAAATACTTGGGTTAGAGAGAGAATCAGACGGACACATTGAACACCCTGAACAAGGTACTCAGGGATCTAAGGACTGCTCTGATGCTTGCTGCGGTGCTATGTGGCATGCTTCATTACACGCTGAAGAATATGCATATGAGTATGGTGAGTCATTAAATGTTATGCTAGATGCCAACACCCTTTTAGATAATAATGACTTTGATTTTACAAATGATCTTAAAGAGTCATATTCTGCTGCTAAATTAATAAATAATGGTAATTACATTGATTTTGGATTTGGCCCGGCTCAAGATTATTATATGGGCGTCCAAGATGGAATAATGGTATGATAGGGAGTTAACTAAATGCCAATTAATAATGATGTATTTCAAAATATAGATTATGCTAACAAGGTAGTTCCATCACCTATACCTGATAGGATAAATGATATAGATACACACGGAACTATCTATGATAACATTATAACTGCTAGTGATAATAACATACTAGATCTTAATGCTATAAGCACATTTACTTCGGTATCACAAAGAAGGGATGACTTATACAGCATGATAGATGCTATGTGTCAAGACCCAATTATTTCTATGGCGCTAGACATTTATACTGCTGACTGTTGTGAGACTAATGATAAAGGCCAAGTAGTTTGGGCTGAATCTGATGATGAAAAAGTATTAGGTATGGTTCAACATTTACTTGACCAGATGAATGTTGATAAAAATGCTTATCTCTGGGTAAACTCACTTATTAAATATGGCGACCTTTATTTAAGACTTCTAAGGGAATCCGAGTTTAATGATGATCCATTAGTTGATGAATTAAATAAAGAAAATCCACGAAAGTTAAATGAAGAACTTGAAGATGATGAATCAAGTGAGTCTGACTCTCTAAATGAATCTGTTATTATTAAAGCTTATAGAGAAGACGACCATTTTGCTGAGTATCTTGATATGCAAAAGAACCCAGCAGAAGTCTTTGAATTACAGAAGTTTGGTAAATCTATAGCTTATATCAGGTCTCATATTTTAACCAAAGCTAATACCGAAGATGTAGTGGCAAATAATTATAATAATTTTTATAATAGCTATGTCTTCAACAGATCTGATGTAGATTTATATCCAGCAAACAGCTTTGTTCATGCATGCATTGATGATACTTCATCAAGAGTCACCGAAGAAGTATCAATAACCAACGAAGATAATGGCGGTGAAGGATTGGTATATTCTTATAATGTAAGACGTGGCCAATCCGTTCTTTACAATACATTTAGAACTTGGAGAGAATTATCATTACTTGAAAATTCCGTATTATTAAACAGGATAACTAAATCAGCTGTAGTCAGAGTAGTTCAGATTGAAGCTCCAGATATGGATAAAGATCAAACAAGGGCTTTACTTCAAAGAATCAAATCCATGATTGAGCAGAAGTCAGCTATTAATGTTGGTAAATCTTATGAAGATTATACTAACCCTGGTCCAATGGAAAATACCATTTACGTTCCAACTCATGATGGCACTGGAGCTATTTCAATTTCAACTATTGGTGGAGAAGTTGAATCCGATAACTTAAATGATGTTAACTACTTTAAAAATAAACTATTTGCTTCATTAGGTATCCCAGGTGCTTACTTAGGTGAAAGTGAATCTGACGGATCTTTATTTAACAATGGCACATCACTTTCATTAAAGTCATCTAAATATGCTAAGACAATAAAAAGAATCCAGAACTGTTTTTGCCAGGCAATCACTGATGCAGTTAACTTAATACTTCTTGATAAAGGGCTTAGAAATTATATCAATAAGTTTACTATTCATATGCAGGCACCTACAACTCAGGAAGAAAAAGACCGAAAAGAAAATCTATCCAGCACAATAAGCAACATAGAACAGATAATGGGACTTCTGACTGATATAGAAGAACCTGTTACAAAGCTTGAGGTTCTCAAATCATTACTTTCTGGTGCAATCACTGATACTCAGGTATTAACAGCTATCCAAGATGAGATTGATAGACTAAATAGTCAAAACAAAGAAACTGATCTTGGTGGCGGTGATGATTCTATGGATATGGACTTCGGCGACATGGACTTCGGTGATGAAGGCGGAGATCTTGGTGGAAGCTTAGATCTTGGTGGCGGTGGAGATCTTCCAACACCAGAAGAAACAGGTTCAACTCCAATGGAAGTTCCAGAAGAAGGATTTGAATCGGGTGAGGGAGATCTTTTAAACGAAGAAAGTAACTTACCAAGTTTTTATGACCTGGGCATTAATTATACAGATGTAAACTAGTGGGTTATACCCAAAGGGAGAAAATATGATAAGTCGTTCTGATATACTTTTATTACTTACAGATCTTCAAGAACAGGGTGAAGATGTATCAATGGATATAAATGAATTATATAGTTCATCAACTATCCCGTTGGACATTTTAAAAAAGATAAACAATCACAGGCCTTTAGATCTACTTAAATTTTATGAAAAGCTTAGAGAATCATATAATAAGAAAAGGTCTAAGCTTTATATAAACATAATGAGGGCTGATGAAAATGTAATAAAAGATCCTAAAATAACTTTAACTACATTATCTGCTTTACTTAATCAAATACTACAATTTGAATGTGAAGATAAGACAATGTTTCTAAAGCATGCCAGAGCTGATGAAATAACAAAGGTATTAGATATTTATTTTAAGACTTATAACTTAGAGCCGGCATATAAATTACTTACATTATTTAAAGCTGACTGCAAAGTCATAGAAATGGTCAAATAAATTAAGAATCCATTTGCTAAATTAAATATATAGGTAAGTTAACCACGTGAGGGAAAATATATAATGAAACGATTAACTGAAGGTGATTCTTTAAAATTTAAGAATATCAGTGCGGAAGAAAAAGCTAGACGTGGAATCTTAGGTAGACTCTATGGAACGGTTGCTTCTTTTGCTAATCCTACCAGAAATGGTAGACATTATTCACAAGAACTTTGGGAACAGGTATTCAATTCAGATTTAGTAAAAGAAAGATTTGCTAATGGCGGTATATTTGGTGAGCTCTGCCATCCAGCTGATAGAGAAGAAGTTGAGATGGATCGTGTAGCAATAGTTATGCCAGAACCACCAGTAAAAGATGATAAAGGTAATTTAATTGCTTATGTAGATATTATAGATACACCAGCTGGAAGGATAGCCTATCAATTAGCTAAGTATGGTTATAAATTTGGTATTTCAACCAGGGGCACTGGCGATATAATCGAAGGTGTTGATGGTGATGAAGTTGATCCAGATACATACCAACTTAATGCTTTAGACCTGGTAGAAGTCCCAGCTGTAGAAAGTGCAAGACTTCAATTTGTTGAATCTTTAAATACTACAAAAAGATATGGCAAGACTTTAAAAGAAAGCTTACAAAAAGTTATCAACAAAGCTGATGACAAAGATAAAAAGGTAATGCTTGAAGCACTTGATGATCTTGGAGTAGAACTTGAAGAAGATGCTGAAGAAGAAATTAAACCAGGTGTTTTAAATATAAAAGATGTTAACCAAAATAAGTATCCATTTTTATATGACGCTTTAGACTGTGATGCTATTTCACTTTCTGTTAATGATGGAGCCATAACAAATGATACTTTTGATAGAGGGATTCTAGAAGAAAATGAAATCGATGAAATGGATGTTAAGGCTGACATTGAAAGGTTTGCTGAACATCGTGGCATAAAATTCCAATTTAATGAGCGTAACGCTCAAGACCCAATAGACGATGTAGATGTATTTGATGATGAATACGAAGACTCTGATTCTGAAGACGGAGAATCCGATTTCCAGAATGAAGAACCAATAGACATTTCATCAGAAGATGAATTTGCATCCGATGAAGTCGATAATTCCGATTTTGAAAATGAAGGTGAGGATAATTACTCAGACTTCGAAAGTGAAATGGGTTATACTGAGGATGAACCTAGTCCAAGGGCTAGTTCAAATACAAGAGAAAGCTTGGAAGTTGTCAATGACAAATCTACGGGGTTAATAGCTGAACTCCAAGAAGCACTCAATAAAATTAAACGTTTAGAAAAAGATAATCTCTCACTTCAAGAGAAGTTATCAGTTGGTAGTACCAAGGAAGCAGAACTTAGCGAACAGTTAGCTAAATATAAACAAGCTATAACTAGACTAAGTGAATCCGCTGTTAAAGTTAAAAAATTAACAAAGGAACTCAATGAAAGCAGAGAAGAATTAACTAAATCTAAACAGATAGCTGAAAAATTATCTAAATCCGAACTTAGTGCTAAAATGGCATTAGGTGAAACAGATAAAAGGATAGATAGTTATAAGGCTGAAAATAAGGCTCTTACTGAACAGGTCAATGATCTGTCAGGAAAATTAAACGAAGCTAATGCTAGATTAAAGAAATCAGCTGAGTTAAACGAAAGATATAAGAAGAGCTACAATTCTCTGAGAGAGAGCTATCTCGATTTGAGAGTACAAAATTATGGTCTTAACAAAGACGAAGTTAAACAGAAATTAGGCGAATCATACAAGATCAAGGAAATTGATGCTGTTTGTGAAGAGCTTAATCAGACGAAACTTAATCTAAGCAAGCTGCCATTTAGATTAAATGAAAATACTAAAATAGGTATTAAGGGCAGCACAAAGGTTTCCGAAACTAGCGATGATTATGTTTCCGAATCTTTATTAAATATGTTAAATAATTAAAGAAAGGTAATTAACAATGGCTAATAATTTATTAGAGTCCTATAAGGGCAGACTTGCCATTGCTGAAAAATATTACAGTCAGAACAACGGTGGTGCTAAACTCAGCAACGCTAGAAAAATGACTACAGCAATGTGCTTAAACAACGTTGCAAAGTACATGAACGAGGCATTTGCTAACTCTGTTGGAACACAGAGAAGTGACCTTGGAAAGTACAAGATCTTTGCAATGGATATTACAAACTTAACAATGCCTAACCTCGTTATCAACGACTTACTCATGGTTGTTCCTATGGCATCTTTCACAGGATACCTCACATACATGGAGTTTGCTCTTGGTACAAGAAAAGGTACAACAGGCGGACTTTCTGCTAACAACAACGGTCAGAGACTTGGTCAGAGAGGTGACCAGTACTTCAACGCTATGTCCGTTTATGGCGGAGACAATGACAGAGACTGGGATGCTCAGAATATAATCAACAGCCCATTCACAGGCTTTGGTAACATGACAGAAGGCAGAGCTAACTACACTGGCCAGGCTGTTATCGAAGATGTTGACTTCGCAGTTGACTCTGAAGGCGTACACAATGACTTTATTCCTATCTGGACACCAGTTGTTAGAGGCGCATTCGAAAATCCTGAAGACAAGAAGCTCTATGACTACAAGGTTATCGTAGAAGGTTCTGAAGGTAAGGACGAAGCTATCTATGGCAACTTCGATGAATGGGTTGATTCTACACTTGATAGAACAGGAAGAAAAGAAGTTGAAGCTACAGTTCACGCTTCTCTCCCAGAAGGTGCAAAGAAGATTGCTTATAAGTATGACAACGAATACATTCCAGCAACTCAGCTTCCAACAGTAGTTGGTAGAATGAAGGGAATCGCTCTTCAGGCTAGAGTAAGAAGAATCGCTGTTTACTACTCACAGCTTGCTGCATATCAGGCAAAGCAGGATTACGGTATGGACTTCGAATCCACAATCGCTCAGCAAGCACAGGCTGAACTTCAGTTTGAAATTGATGGCGAAGCTGTATTCATGTTAAAGGAAGCTGCTGAAAGAGCTCTTGAATATAACGAAAGAGAACTTCACATCGAGCCACTCAGATGGGTAGATGAGACT